CGCCCTTGTACGCCGTGATGGCGGGCTGGGTGACCGTCGGCGATGCGTCGGTGACAGCAGTCGCCTCAGCGAGCCACTGTGCGGTAACGCCACCGCCGCCAAAGACCTGCCGCAGATGCCCGAGGGCACCGGGATGAACACCGCCGCGGTGGCCGCAACCCTGGCCCAACTGCCGACCGATGACCCCCGATGGTCGGCCCTTTCAGCCCTCGCCATGACGTTGGCCGCGCAGTTGGATGCCGGTGCCGGTATGGCGACTGCCGCAGTGTCTAAGGAACTGCGGGCAACCCTGGACGCGCTAACTCCCGAGGACGTGCCAGACGATGCCTTCGCCCGATTCGCCGCTGATCTGTCCACCTAGATTCGCGACACCCCGACACCCCGACCGCGACACCCTTGGCCCGCAGGTTGCCAAGGTTGCGCAGGCGCTGGGCACGCCGTTGATGCCGTGGCAGCAACACGTTGCCGATGTGGCGCTGGAGATTGACCCGGACACGGGCCGCCTGGCGTACCGCGAACTGGTGCTGACCGTCCCGCGGCAGTCGGGCAAGACAACGCTGATCCTGGCGCTAGCGGTCCACCGGGCAATCGGGTTCGATCAGCCGCAACGGATCACCTACACCGCGCAGACCCGCAATGACGCGCGCATGAAGTGGGAGGACGATCACGTTAAGGCGCTAGATCGTTCCCTGTTCCACGGCGAATACCGCGTCCGTAAGACGAACGGTAACGAGGCGATCCTGTGGCGCAACGGGTCCATGCACGGCATTTCTGCGACGACGGAGAAGGCCGGGCACGGTGCCACCCTGGACATGGGGTTCATTGACGAGGCGTTTGCGCAGGTGGATGCCCGCGTTGAGCAGGCGATGCGCCCGGCCATGATTACCCGACCGCAGCCGCAGCTGGTGGTCACATCAACGGCGGGCACCCCGTCATCGGTGTACCTCAACGGCAAGGTGGATCGGGGCCGGGAACGTGTGGCCGACGATCCGCAGCGCGGCACCTGCTACATGGAATGGTCGGCACCCGACGGCGCTGACCTATCCGACCCGGACACCTGGCGTGCCTGTATGCCCGCACTGGGGCACACGGTGACCGTTGATGCGATCCGCGCCGAGTTCGATAGCATGGAACGCGCCGAGTTCGCGCGCGCCTACGGCAACCGTCGGGCCGAGGCCGACACCTACGACCCGGTGATCCCGTCGCCGGTATGGGAATCATCCGGCGACACCGGATCACGGATTCTTGATCCCGTCGCGTTCGCGGTTGATGTTGCCCCGGATCGGTCACACGCGGCGATCGTTGTCGCCGGTAGCCGTGACGACGGGCGCACACATGTGGAGGTTGTGGAATACCGGCCCGGCACGGGCTGGGTTGCGCAGCGGGTCGAGGAATTGGCCGCACGGTGGGGCCCCCGTTCGGTGGTGGTGGATAACGCCGGGCCCGCCGCATCACTAATCCCGGCGCTAGAGGAACTAGATATCCCGTTAGACATCACCGGGGCCCGTGACATGGCATCGGCCTGCGGCATGTTCTACGACATCGCCCTGGCCGACCAGTTGCGCCACATCCACCAGGCGCCATTAACCGAGGCACTGCTGGCCGCCCAGAAACGCCCGCTCGGCGATTCGTGGGCGTGGTCACGCAAGGGTTCCACCGTGGATATCAGCCCGCTAGTGGCCGCGACGTTGGCCGTCTGGGGCCATTCCACGCACGCATCTACGACGACCGCCGACGCATCGGTGTTCTTTCTATGAGGAGTTGAGCGGTTGTGTTGCTGTCGTGGCTTCTCGTCATCGTCGGGGCTGCTCTTATCGTCGCCGGGATCGCCTGGCTATCTCTCCCGCTTGGACTGATCGCCGCCGGGTGCTCCTGTGTGGGTATCGGCGCGCTTCGTGACTTCGGGGGACGATCTTGAGACTCATTGACCGGTTGCGCCCAGCGCAGGAGGCGGCCCGCGCGGATCTGCCCGAATGGCAGAACGTCTACACCACGTCATACGCGCAGGGCACTACCGAATCGTTGCTGCCCGTATTCACGTCGTTTGCGTCCGACGGGTACAAGGGCAATTCCATCGTGTTCTCGGTGATCCTTGCCCGGTTGATGCTGTTCAGTGAGGCGGAGTTCAAGTTCCAGAACCTCACCGACAAGCGGCTGTTCGGCACCGCCGATCTAGCCCTGTTGGAGAACCCGTGGCCGGGCGGAACAACCGGCGACCTGTTGGCGCGCATGGAGCAGGACGTGTCCCTAGCGGGTTCGGCGTTCGTGCGTAACTGCGGGGACCAGTTGGAACGCATGCGCCCGGACTGGGTGGACATTGTGGCCGACGATCGCGCCGACTATTCACGGCAGGTTGTGGGCTACATCTACCGGCGCAACAACGGGCAGGCCGACGGTAGCGCCGAGTTCTACACAACGGACGAGGTGGCGCACTGGTCACCGATCCCCGACCCGCTCGCGCAGTGGCGCGGCATGTCGTGGCTGACCCCGGTGGTGCGTGAGGTGAATGCGGACAGCGCGATGACGACCCACAAACGCGCATTCTTCGACAACGCCGCAACGCCGAACATGATCATTAAGTACGCGCAGAAACTGAACGATGACGCTATTGAGAAGTTGTCTGCGCAGTGGCAGGCGACGCACGGCGGACCCCGCAACGGGTGGAAAACCGCTGTGCTGGATAACGGTGCCGATCCGACGATCATTGGGCATTCGTTTGAGCAGATGAACTTTGCGACTGTGCAGGCCGCCGGTGAAAACCGGATCGCCGCCGCCGCCGGTGTCCCCGGCATCGTCGTGGGCCTAAAGGAGGGCCTACAGGCCGCGACGTATTCCAACTACGAGCAGGCCATGCGGCGATTCGCCGACCTGACCATGCGCCCGCTGTGGCGTTCGGCCACCGCCGCACTAGCAACCCTGATCACCGTCCCCACGGGCACACGGCTGTGGTACGACACCGCCGGGATAGCCGCGCTACGCCAGGGCGAAATGGAACGCGCGCAGACGTTCAAGGAAAAGGCATTCACCGCCACCGAACTGATTCGCGGCGGATACGACCCGGACACGGTGGCATCCGCCGTTGATGCCGGTGACCTCTCCCTGTTGCAACACACGGGCGCGATCCCCACCGCGCTTTATCCAGAGGGCAAGACGCCCGCGCAGGGAGGCACAGCATGACCGCATTCGTTCGGAACTACCCGCTAGAGGACATCACGATTCGTTCCGGCGGCGATGGCCGCACCGTTGAGGCGTATGCGGCGGTGTTTAACGTGGATACCGAAATCCACGACCATCAGGGTCAGTACCTGGAGCGGATCAGCCCGCAGGCGTTTAACCGCACCATCGCCCACCGTGGGACATCGTTCGGCGTGTTCTACAACCACGGCCTCACGTTGCAGGGCACCCCGTCGGAACGCGCATCACTACCGATCGGGACACCGGAGGAGGTGCGAGCCGATTCACGCGGCCTGTACACCGTCACCCGGTACAACAACACCCCGCTGGCCGATGAGGTGCTGGAGGCGATCCGCACGGGGGCGATCACCGGGCAGTCGTTCAGTGGCCGGTTCGCCGGGTCCGATCCCGCCGTGCCCGCAGGCGGGTTCCGCCGATCCAAGTCCGGTGAATTGACGGTTGTCACCCGCAACGAGGTACTGATGACCGAATACGGCCCGACACCGTTCCCGGCCTACGAATCCGCCGCGATCCTAGGCGTCCGCCACAAACTTGGCTGCAACTGCGACACCCGCGGGGCAAAGATCGAACTTGAGGTGACCCTGGGCGACACCGCCGAAACGCCCGACGCCTGCGACTGCACCTGCGACTGCTGCGCCACCGGTGCCTGCACCCCACAAACTTCCGCCACCACGCCCGACGGGGCCCCGGAGCGGAGCGCATTACCCGACACGGACCCGCCCGCAGGGCACACCGGTCGGCTCCTCATCCACCGTAATTCGATTCGCAGGCAACTGCGGGAAAGGGGCCTTCTGTAATGGAACCCCAGATCGAGACGCTGGCCGACGAGCTGGAAGCAATCCGCTCCGAACTCGTTGAGCTTGAAGGCGTCGATGCACCCACCGAGGAACAGGTCGCACGTAGTGAAACCCTGCTCACCGAATGGGACGCAAAGAAGGAAGCCCACGACAAGGCCGTGGCACGGTCGGCAAAGTTGGAGGCAGTCCGCAGCGCGGCACTGAACCCGGCAAATGTTGAGCGCGCCGCATCAGCGCCAAACGTGGTCATCAAGCGCGATCCGTTCGCGGACATGGACGCCGTTCAGCGTGGAAACATCCCCGCGTCGGAACTGCGCTCCCGCGTCCTGAACGCAATCGAGGACTGCGAGGCACCGGGCGTGCCGGATTCGGCCCGCCAACAGGCGACCGTCGTCAGCCAGCGCAACGATGTCCGCCTCCACCAGTACGCCCTCGCGGTCGCATCACCGGCCTACCGTTCGGCGTTCGAGAAGGTCATGCAGTACCCGGAGTCGTACCACAGCCAACTGACGCCTGAGGAGGCGTTTGCACTACGTACCGCCATGAGCACCACGGCGGGCAACGGCGGCTACGCGATTCCTTTCCTTCTCGACCCAACCGTTATCAACACGATGACCGGAACACAGAACCCGTTCCGTGCCATCAGCCGTGTTGAGTCCGGTATGTCGAACAAGTGGCAGGGACTTGTCAGCGGTGGCGTTACCGCACAGTGGCTCGCTGAGGCGACTGCTGTCACCGACGCATCGCCGACGTTCACCCAGCCCGCCATCACGGCGTACAAGGGTGCGGCGTACATCATCGGTTCATACGAGGTCATTGAGGACACGAACCTTGCGACCGAGTTGCCGAAGATGGTGCAGACGGGCAAGGACAAGTTGGAGGCGCAGGCATTCGCCATCGGCTCCGGCTCAGGCGCCCCGTACGGTATCGCCACGGCGGTCACCGCGGTCACCGCGTCGCGCGTCAGCCCGACGACCGGCGGATCGTTCACCACGGCCTCACGCGCCGATGTGGATGCCACCATCGAGGCATTGCCGGACACGTTCCAGGCTAATGCGTCGTGGGTCGCCAACTACAAGATCTACGGAATCATTCGCCGCATGGACACCTACGGTGGCGGCAACTTCTGGGCGAACATGGGCGGCGGACAACCGACCGAATTGCTCGGCCTGCCGACCTACAAGTCGGTGCACATGGATTCCACCATCACCACGGGATCTGAGGTTTTGATTGTCGGCGATTTCCAGAACTACTTGATCTACGACCGAATTGGCGTGCAACTTGAGTACGTCCAAAACGTCGTCGATGGAAGCGGCATTCCAACCCTTCAAAGAGGTTGGGTCGCCCATTGGAGGACCGGTGCCGACGTCCTAAATGTCGATGCCTTCAGAACTCTCCGCCTCTAAGTAATACCGCACAACCCATAGGGCAGCCGGTCTAAGCAGCCGGTTAGAAGGCCCCTAGTTCCTCCGTGACTAGGGGCCTTCGTCCTGCCCGGACACAGATCCACCAGCCAGCGGAGTCACGAAGGGGAAGACATTGGAAAAGGTCTGTTCGTTCTGCGGCAAGATGTTTTCGGCGGCGCGCGCATCCTCAAAGTATTGCGGTAGGAGTTGTTCCAGCCGCGACAGGCCGCGCCGCGTAATATTGCCGGTCGGACCGTGCACGGTTGACGGTTGCGAAAGGCCCGGCGACAGGCTGAAGGCGTCGCTGAAAATCTGCGGGATGCATCTCAGTCGCTTGCGGAAGTGGGGTCAGTATGACCCGCCGTCGGGTAGCCGCGACTGTTCCGACCGCATTCCAAATAAAGGCCGCAAGTGTTCCGTCGATGGATGTGAACGGAGCGCAGAGAAGCGCGGGCTGTGTTCTATGCACCACCAGCGAGTGAAGAAGCGCGGGAATATCGGCGCGGTTGAGTCGGAGCGCGAATGGCGCGCGCGTTACCTAAACGCCAGCGGATATGTCGTACTCGGTGGACTGGTCACTAAAGGCAACAAGATGACCAAGCTGGAACACCGCCTCGTCATGGAGCAGCAACTCGGACGCCCATTAGAGCCGTGGGAGAACGTCCACCACAAGAACGGCATTCGCGACGACAACCGCCCGGAGAACCTCGAACTGTGGGTCACGTCGCAACCGTCCGGCCAGCGTCCTGAAGACCTCGCCGAATGGGTCATCGAGCACTACCCCGACGAGGTAAGTCGTGCGCTCACTAGGCGCGGTGATCTCGCTCTAGTTGCCATCTAGTCCATCTCCCATCTCCCGAAAGGCACGACATGAAAAAGGGCAAGGTCTGCATCGGTTACGTCCACAACGTAGATGTGGCCGTCACATGGCATGACAGTTTGATGAACCTGCGGCTGTTTGACCTGCTGAAGAAGAAGCGCACTATCAACGGCGGCGGGATCATCGCTAAGTTTTCCAGCGCCAACGTGTCGTCTAGCCGCAACCAGTTAGTGACCACGTTCCTGGACGAATCCGACGCCGAATGGCTGTGGATGGTAGACACGGACATGGTGTTCGCGCCGAACACGCTAGAGGCGCTGCTGGTGAACGCGAACGCTGACAAGGATTCGGAACATTACGCACCGATTGTCGGTGGCCTGTGTTTCGCCGTGAACGACGGCAAACTAGAACCCACCATGTATCAGCTGGTGAAGGGCGACGACGGGGGCATGGCAACCGTTCGCTACACCACGTACCCCAAGGACGCCATGTTCCAGGTGTCGGCGACGGGCGCGGCCTGCCTGCTGATTCACCGCAGCGTGTGCGAGGCGATGCGTGAACGAAAGTTTAACGCCGCCTACCCGTACTTTCAGGAGACGCAACTATCGGAGATGCACCCGGTGGGCGAGGACGTGACGTTCTGTTTCCGGGCCATCCAGTTGGGCTTTCCGATCTGGGTGAACACCGCCGTCCACATCGGGCACCAAAAGTCGTTCATTGCCGACTACGCCGGGCACGTCAAGCAGGTCGGCGATCCCCACCAGCAGGAAGAGGACACCGATGGCGACTGATCTAGGTGACGTTGTTCCCCTGGCCGTCACGGTCAAGGATTCGACGGGCACGGCGGCGAACACCACCACCGTGTCCTGCACCATCACACTGCCGGATCTGACGACCGCATCCGCATCGGTATCGAACCCGTCCACCGGTAGTTACACGGCGACATACACCCCGACGCAGGTCGGGCTGCACCGCGTCCGCTGGGTGGGCACCGGCACCATCGTCGCCAGTTACACCGACGACTTCACCGTGGACGACGCGACGCTGCCTAGCATCGTGGGCCTGTCCGAACTGAAAACACACCTGAACATCACCAGCACCAGTAGCGACGAGGAACTGCGCGACACCCTGGCCGACGCATCCGCCGCCGCCGAACAGTTCTGCAACCGGGCACTATCGCCGCGCGCCGTCACCGAAACATACGACGGGGGATCTAGCGCGATCCGTCTACGGTCCCCGGCGGCGCTGTCGATCACGTCCGTGACCGATTCCGGCACGACCCTGGCCGCCACCGCGTACCGGCTACGTTCCGGTGTCGTCCTGGAGCGGCTGTTCGGCAACGAACTGGGCTACTGGACAACCGGCGTGGATACCGTGTCCGTGACGTACATCGTCGGCGTGGCCGGGCGTGAACTAGCAGCCGCCCGTCGTGGCGTTCTAGGGATCGCTAAGCACCTGTGGGACACGCAGCGTGGATCGATGACGATCGGCAACCAGATGGACGAACAGTGGCTGCCGGGGATGGGGTTCAGCATCCCGAACCGTGCCGCCCAACTCCTTGAACCCCTGCGGCTGGTCGGCAATGGCTGAGTCGCGCTGGTCCGATATTGCCGTGGCCGTCACTGCCGCTCTTGATGCGGCGCTGACCTGCGACGTGTTCGACGGGCCTGCCACGTCGGGGGACAAGCTGACCAGTTACGTGTGCGTTGGCGCGAACGCCCCAGACTCGCTGGAACCCACCGCCGGGCAGTTCACACAGCGGTACCGCGGGCTAGGCCCAGCCGCGACGAAAGACGAAACCGGCGACATCCGCTGCTACATCTCCAGCTGGTCCGGCGACAACGATCTACCCGCGCTACGGGTCGCGGTCATGGGCATCTTTGACGACATCAACGCCGCCCTGCGCGCCGACCAAACAATCGGCCTGACAGGCATTCGCGCGCCCGAAGTTGAAGTCCGCGCGGGCTCGATCATGCAGGGCTACACGACCACAGGCGCACGGGTGGATCTGCCGTTCGTCTTGTCCTACACCACCCAGGTCTAACCCCATCGGCTCTCCCGCCGTATCAACAGGAGAGGTCTGCCATGGTGCGCAGGTTCCGCAACATCACCGGCGAAGATCGCTGGATCATTTCAGACGGGCGACTGGTCAAAGTCGTCGCAGATGGCGTCGTGGAAGTCCGCGACGACAACTACTGGCAGCCGCATCAATGGCGGGAAGAAACAAAGTCGAGCTCTCCCAAAGCAGACACCTCTGAGGGGAGCAAGTAAATGGCTATCGGCAGCGGCATGGGGTCATCGTTCGGCATCGCCGTTCAGACCGCCAGCTACACCACACGGGTGGCACCCGACACTTTCTTTGTCGCCAACTCGTACAGCATCAACCGCACACAGAACCGGGTGCAGGGCGAGGGAATCCTCGGCGGCAACTTCGGCGACCTGCTGGATCACTACGTCGAGACGATCAACGGGGCTGAGGCCACGGTGTCGTTCGATGTGCAGTCGAAGAAGATGGGCAAGTTCCTCAATGTGTTGATGGGTGGCACGGTCACCGCGACGCAGATCGGAACAACCGGCGCATACACCCAGACCCATACGATCAGCGATCCCCTTGGCAAATACCTCACCATGCAGATCGCGGCCCCGTACCGCACGGGCACGAACGTCGTGCACGAACTGGTCGGCGGAAAGGTGCTGTCCACCGAGTTCCAGTGCGACCTGGACGGAATCCTGACCTGTAACGCGCAGATTGACGGGTACAGCTTTGACACCACCCAGTCGCTTGCTAGCCCGTCGTGGGCATCCACGCAGGTATTCAGTGGCAAGACGGCATCCTTCAAGCTCGGTGCGTCTATCGCCTCGGCGTCGTCCGTCTCCGGTGTGCGTTCCTTCAACTGCACCGTGGAACGTTCAGCGGACACCGAGGACTACACGTTTGATCAGTCCGGTCGCAAGAAGGAGCCTGTCCTTAACGGGCCGACAAAGATCACCGGCTCGGTCACCGTGGACTGGCTGGACAAGACGGTCTTCCAAGATCGGGTAGAGGCGAACACGTCCTGCGCCCTGGTCTTCGAGGTGACAGCGGCAACCGTCATTGGCGGTAGCACGTACCCCACATTCCGCATCTCGCTTCCCAGTGTCGTCTGGTCCGGTGACATGCAGGGCGTGGACTCCAAAGATGTCCTGCAATCAACGTGGGACTTTGAATGGAAGTACGACGGAACCAATCTGCCGTACATCACCTACATCAGCGCCGACACGACGCTGTAACTAGACGGCTGGCGGGGCCGTGTCGGGAGAGCCCGGCCCCGCCAGTCTCCCACTAGGGGGATCGTATGGATGTTCAGGTTGATGCCCGATCGTTTGCCCAGTTCTCCCGCGCCCTCAAGGGCTTTGATGATGACCTGCGTAAGCACATGCTCAAAGGTGTCCGGGATGCTGCGCGACCGTTGCAGGTGAAACTGCGCGAATCGGTGCGCGGCCTGGATTCCAGCGCGAAAAGTAGCGGCGGGCATGTCAGCCGCGGTGCCTACTCGCTCCGCGGACACAAGGGCACCGCGGCGTCGGTCCTTATCGCCTCCGGCCTCGCAGCGAAAGCAGCGGGACGTTCCGGCCTGCGCGACTCCATCGCCCGATCTATTCGCATCGTTGCCAAGGACTCAGGCTACGGCGACCAGGTGGGCGTGCGGGTTGCCCAGCACGGTGGCCTGCCCGCCGATCAGCGCCGTCTACCCCGGCACATGGATAAGGGCGGGTGGCGTCACCCCGTCATGGGTGACCGGGACATCTGGGTCTTTCAGACCGTCACCCCGTCGGGCTGGTGGTCAAACACCGTCCGCGACTACGGCCCCGAAGTCATCGTCCACGTTCAGAAGGAAATCAACGCAGCAATGGATCAACTCGCCGCATCTATCACTACCGCGGCCTAACTGAAAGGCTCTCCCATGAGTGCAGTTATCACGTTCACCTACGACAACGAAACGCGCGTGCTGGACATGGGCACGATGAAGATGCGCGAATCCATCGAATGCCAAAACCTCACCGGGTGGACCTGGCCGGAATGGCGTGAGCAACTTGCCCGCGACCGGGCGGAAGCCGTCACGTTCGCCTGGTATCTGGCGTGTAAGCGCAACGGCGACGAGGTGACATACAGCGGGCTTCTCGATGACCTCGACCAGGCAAAGCTTGGATTTGATGTCGAACTGACCGACGACGACAAGGCCGACAGACCGGCTGAACTGGGGGCTGAAGAGGGCCCTACTTCGCCCGCCGAAACGGCGGGCGTGAAGAAGCCCCGCGTAACGAAGTAGAACGCTGGCTGCCGATCTTTCGGCACCTGTTCGGAATCGCGCGCGAGGAACTCGAAGACATGGACGCGATGGTCTTCGCCGACTACGTGAACTACGCCATCAACGTCCTGAAAGCAATGGGCGTAACAATCCCAGAATGAGGTGACGCATGGCCGCCGCTGATCTGCTCGTCAATCTCATCGCCAACGACAAGTCGCTGTCAAAGACGATGGCGAAGGCGGGCGACTCAGCCACCCGTTCGGCGAGCAAGTTCAAGCGGTTTGCCACCGTCGCCGGTGGGGCGTTGGCGGGCATCGGTCTAGGCGCGTTCCTCGCCGACTCCATCAAGACGTATGCCGGGGCTGAGGCCCAACAGGTCAAACTCGAATCGGCGTACAAGCGTTTCCCGAAGCTTGCCGACACAAACATTGAATCGCTGCGCGGACTCAACAAGGAGATCCAGCGCAAGACGAAGTTTGACGATGACGACCTGGCGGCGATGCAGTCGCGCCTGGCCGCGTTCGATCTGACCGGCCAGCAGATCAAGACCCTGACACCGATCGTTGCCGATTACGCGCAGGTCAGTGGTAAGGATCTGGAAACCTCCGCGGTTTCTGTTGGCAAGGCGATGATGGGTAATACCCGCGCGCTGAAAGAACTCGGTATCAACTACAAGCTGACCGGGGACAAGGCCAAGGACGCCGCGAACATTCAGGCGCTCATTGAAGAGAAGACCAAGGGTGCCGCCGAAGCGTTCGGGCAGACCGCACAGGGCAAGCTCGACATCTTCAATAATCAGGTCGGCGACCTCAAGGAAGCGATCGGTGAGGGGCTTGTCCCGGCGCTGACGGGTCTTGTTGAGGCCGTGACCCCTGTCGTGCAATGGTTCGGCCAACTGGAGCCGTCTACCCGCACCGCGATCATCGGTATCGCGGCAGTCTCGGCTGCCGCCCTTGCCTTGGCCGGGCCGCTGTCGTCTGTCACATCGCTGGTCGGTAGCGCGGCGTCTGCTTTCAAGGGCTTAGGTAGCGCCGGGTCGGCTGCGGCCACCGGAACGCAGGCCGCGTCTACCGGTGCAGGTGGTGGCGCTGCGGCAATGGTGGCACTAGGCGTCGCTGCGACCGCTGCTGGTGCGTACCTGGGCACACAGATGGCCGATGCCGCTGGGACGGCTGGCGCGGCACTTGCCGCTGTCGCCGTGCCCGGTGGCGCGCTCGGTTTGCTGTTCCAGAAACTGACAGGCGACTCCCAACACCTCGAAGATGGGATGCGTGCAGTCGCCCAGTCCCTCGGCGATATGGCCGCAGGCGGCAACATCGAAGGCATCACCCAGAAGTGGGCGCTGATGTCGGCGGAAATGTCACCCGACGAGCTGCTGCGCGTTGCGGATTCCATCCCCGGATTTAACGCGGCGCTGGAATCTGCCGGGATGCGCGTTGATGCTGTCAGCGGGAAGATCACAAATCTGCCACCGGCACAACTGGACGCCCAGATTGCACCGTTGCAGGCAAAACTGACACTTGCCAAAGCGCAACTGAACAGTCTCAAGCAGCAGAAGAAGCCTGATGTTGATGCGATCAACAAGGCCAAGGCCACGGTCGCCACGATTCAGGGGCAAATCAACGGGCTGAAGCAGAAGAAGCAGCCGACCGTCGATGTGAACGGCGCGCCCGCGAAGCAGACCCTTGCCGGTATCGGCGGGCAACTCGGCGCACTGAAAGACAAGACCGTGACCGTGACCGTGAAGCGTGCAGGCATCGGCGGTTCGATCGGCGCAGCGACGGGTGGCGCTCGCTCTGGCATGGCGATCGTGGGCGAACGTGGCCCCGAACTGGTGGCGCTGCCCGAGGGATCGCAGGTCTACACCCATTCGCAATCCCTGCGGATGATGGCAACCGGGCACTACGCCAAGGGTAAGAAGCTGACCGCGAAGCAGAAGGCGAAGCAGCAAGCCAAAGCGAAGGCGAAGGCCGACCGCGAAGCAGCGTACGCCGCCGAGAAGGCAGCCGCGCAGGATCAGATCAACGAACTACGCGGAACCGGTCCAGGCCGGTCCAGCCTGGTGGACATCGCCAACGAGCGCCAGGGGCTCATTGACAGGATCACCGGCAACGTGTCCAGCTTCGTCGGCATCGGCAACTACGACGTGTCAGCACGATCGGACGCACTCGCCGAAGCAGCAGCAGCGCAGTCCGAGGTCAATAACTCGGCGGTCGGTTCATCGGCCCGCCAGTCGGCGATGGCACGTCTACGCGCCGCACAGGACAAGGTGGCAAGCGCCCCGGCATCGGTAGGCGCATGGCTACGTCAGCGGGTGGACAAGGTACGCCGCTGGAAAGACGTCCTAGGTCGCCTCGGTGGCGTGTGGGGAAGCACACCGGCAGGCCAGCAACTCCTTCAGGAAATCTTCGACAAGGGCCCCGATGGCGGAACCGAACTGGGTGAGGAACTGCTGCGTAACCCCGGCGAACTCCAGGAACTGATGCAGTTGCAGGGTGAGGCCGGAATGCTCGGCTACCAGGCAGCGATGGGTAACCCTGCCGTTATCGACGCCACGAACCGCTACACCCGACAGGCGCAGGTAGTCGAGCAGTTGCAGACGGTGGTGCTGCAACTTAACGGCAAGGTGCTCCACGAGGCGCTGTTGCAGATCAAGCGTTCCGCCGGTGGTCAAGCGTTGGGTCTGGCATGACCCGCGTCGCCAAGCCCGGCGTACCCGATCTAAAGGTGGAGTTCGCACCCACCGATGACGCCTCCACGACATCCCCGACGTGGGTGGACATCACCTCCTACGTTCGCATGTCGTCGGGCGTCAGTTTCGAGCGTGGCCGCAACGATGAACGCGCCACTGCCCAACCGGGACAGATGACGCTGACACTCAACAACTCGTCGGGCCGGTTCACGCCCGGCCTAACATCGGGGGCGTATCACCCGCTCTACATCCGCTGTCCGATCCGCGTGTCCTTCAAACCACCGGGCGCGGGCGCCTACACGGTGATGTGGACCGGGCTAGTTGATCAGTGGTCGCCGGACTGGTCGAACGGGCGGGCAACCTGCCGCGTGCAGGCGTCGGATCGTCTGGCCGTGTTGCAGCGCCAGACATTGCAGGCATGGGAAACCCACCAGCACCTATTCACCGGGGCCACGCTGCTGTGGCCGTTCACTGAGGACGCGGGCGCAACAACGGTGGGCGAAACTGCGACCGGCACTACCCAGAACACCCTGACGCTGACAGCCGTCGGATCGTCCGGCAGTGGTGAGGTCGGTGTCGGCGCGTTACCGATCGACTCGGGCACCGTTGCCGCGTTCACCCCGACCGACGCATCCAACGGATACAACTTCACCGGCACCACATCCATCGCCGCGACACCTGTGGCTAGTTCGGCGGTGTCGGTACTGATGAACGCCACCACGAACCCCGCAGCCACGTCGTACATGCTGACGCTGGCATCGGCCAACAACTACCGCCTCGATGTAGGCGTGACGACGACAGGCCGCGCGTATGTCCGCCTACTTGATCCCGGTTCACTGGCGCTGGCAACCGTGACCGGCACCTCCACCATCACAACGGGGGACTGGCAGCAGGTCGGGGCCACACTGTCCGCATCAGGGTCGGCCTGGTCGCTGAAGTTGTACGTGAATGGAACGCAGGAATCCTCCACCGCCACCGCTACTACTGACCAGAACCTGCCCGCGCTCGGGGCAACGGTGACAGTCGGCGGAACAGTCGGCGCGATGTATTCCGGGCAGTTGTCGCACGCCTGCTACTGGTCGGCACCGACCACGCTGGTGCTGACGATGACGGAGGCGCGCAAGGCGATCACCGGCGCCGTTGGGGAAACGTCCACGGCCCGCCACGAACGGATCTGCGACTTCGCCGGTGTCACCAGCGGAATTGTTGGAACCGGCCTGTCCACGCTTGGCCCGCAGCCCATCAAGGGCCGTTCAGTTCTCGAGGCCCTCGGCGATGTGGCCGACGCGGAGCTGTCACCGCTGTACGCGACACCGGCAGGCGTTCCGACGCTCGCGTCCCGCGATGAGCGGTACAACGCCGCGGTGGCACTGTCAGTGACCCGCCACGACATCGCCACAAATGTCGAGTTCGTGGTCAATGACCAAAACCTGATTAACGATGTGCGCGGTTCGCGTCCCGGTGGCCCGGAACTACGCCACACCGCCGCGTCGTCCGTGGCCCGTTACGGCACAAAGTCCGACACGGTGCAACTGATCCTCCAGGACGACACCCAGCTGGCGGCGGTTGTGGAATGGAACGCAACCACCACATCGGAACCCGCACCGCGCACCAGCCGACTAGAGATAGACGCCTGGGTGAAGCAGGCGACGGTCAGCCTCACCGATTGCCTGGCATTGACGATCGGTTCACGGGTGCAGGTAACCAGCCTTCCGACGGAGGCACCAGCAACCACCCTCGACCTGTTCGTCGAGGGGATGTCGGATGTGTTTAACACCGGCGGCTGGACCCGCACCCTGAACACATCGGCGGTCGGGCAGTCCGGGTCCGTCTGGCAGCTGGACGACGCCACATATTCAGTCCTCGGTACAACCACGATCCTGGCGGTGTAGATGCTTCCCGGCCAACAATTCCTCACCGCCGACGATGTTCACGTCAGCAGGGCGGCGGCAGCCAACATGCTGATTCCGTCCACAGCCGCCGCGGCTATCCCGGCCCGGCTGTGGTGGCAGCGTGATGACGTTCCGTTCTTCCTGCCGTCGGAAACGGCGGCGGATGCACCGATACCGGTTGAGGTCAATCACGGGCGGTGGATCATCGCCTGCGAATGCGGCGGCGCGCAGTTGGCGTCCCGCGATGACCGCCGATTCTTCTGCGTCGCCTGCCTCAACGAGAAGCAGGACGGCAAATGGCGTCCGGTGACATGGCCGAAGAAGAAGGATGCCGACGCGATTGAGGCGCAGTTACGCCCGCGCATGACCGAGAACGCTAATTGGCTGCCTGGTGAATCTGTGGCCGATCTGGTGGCCGAGAACGAGACGAATGGGGTTACCTGATGGCCTGGACATCACCGCGCACCTGGGTATCGGGCGAAACCGTCACCGCGTCACTAGCCAACACGCATTGGCGCGACAACCTCAACTACCTGTATGACAACCGCTACGGCGTCGGGCGGCGTAACGCCATCATCAACAGCCACATGGACGTGTGGCAGCGCGGGACATCGTTTGCCCTGTCGTCGAGCACCAAGACATACACGGCAGACCGGTGGGCCTGCTATCGCGCGGCGACGGGTTGCACCGTATCCCGGCAAACAGGGCCAACAGGTCAGGCGTACGCCATGCGCGTGCAGCGCGACTCCGGCAACGCCAGCACGACTGCGATCACCGCGTATCACGCGCTTGAGTCGCTGGACTCGTACAAGTTCGCGGGCCAAACCGCGTACCTGAAACTGACGATGAAGGCGGGCGCGAATTTCTCGGCGGCGTCATCGTCGGTGACGGTGAAGGTCACGTACGGAACGGGCACGGATCAAAGCCCGGAGGCGTCGTGGACGGGCACCACCGATGCGTTGTCTACGTCGCAGGTCATCACCACAACCTCAACGTCTTACGACTTCGACTCAATCAGCATCCCGAGCAGCGCCACACAGGTGAAGGTGTCGGTGTCGTTCACGCCGGTGGGCACCGCGTCCACAAACGATTGGGTGGAAATATCAGCGGCGCAACTGTCGGTCAATCCCGCGCCAACGTATGAGCGGCTGCCGTACAACGAGACGT